GGGTTTACATCAAGCCTATCAACTATAGGCACGTATTGGGGTGATAGAAAATACTTAGATGGTAAAATGATTTTTAGAGATGGTAAAAGAATTTTACAAACAGGTATAGAAATCACAATGAGAAAAGATACTGTAACAACAAACATACAAAGAGGTGATTTATTATTTCTAACAAATGATTCAATTAGATATAGAATAAATGAAATATATGAAGTTGATTTATATACATATAAAATACTAGCAGATAAACAACAATAAAAATGGCAAAAGAAGCATTTAAAATACAGCTAAGAAAATCATCTAAACAAAAGTTTGATAAAAAAATAAATAAAATTCAAATGTTTGCTGCAACAGAAGATGGTGTAGAGGTAGGGTATAATGCAGGGTATTCTGCTTTTGTAGAATATGGAACAAAATATATGAAGGCACAACCATATTTTGAACCTGCAATAAATGAAGAACAAGTTAAAATGCAAATCAAACTAAAAAAATTAGGAAGAAAACTATTGACTGGTACAGAAAGAGGTAATGTTGCTTTATATATAAAAGCTATAGGTTTGCAAATTATAAGAAATTCTAGTAAAAGAGTTCCAGTTGATACAGGTACTTTGAAACAAAGTGTATATATAAAGAAATTATGAAAGACCCATCATACCTTATAAGAAAAAAAGTCTTTGATGCTTTAAATAATAACATCACAATTAGTGGCACATTGTACCCAGTTTATAATGTAGTGCCTAGCAATGTTGTTTATCCTTACATTTATATTTATAGTTTAGATGCAAACACTATTGAAGATAATCAACAAAAATATGTTCAACTTGTAACGACTAGAGTTGAAGTGGTTACAGCTTTTGATACCAATACAGGTGGTCAATTAAATTGCAATTTAGCAATGAATGAAATCAGTCAATTGTTAATTAGTAAAACATCTTTCTTTAATTTATCCTCTGATAACTTTAATGTGTATGCAGCACAAAGCAATGGAATTAGTTATCTTACTGAAGATACAGACACCTATACTTTATATAGAGCAATATTAAGTTTTCAAAACCAAGTTGAACAAACTTCATAATGAAAGTTGAAGTATATAGATATAGTAGTGGAAAAGAATCAACACTAGGTGTAATGTTCCTAGTGAATGATGATAATAAAAAAGAATTTTTATGTTATACTTTAGAGGACCAGAAACAGACTGTAAAAGTATATGGAGAAACAAGAATACCAGAAGGACAATATTTTTTAAAGCTAAGAACTGAAGGTGGATTTCATAACAGATATAAAGAAAAATTTAGTGAGTTTCATAAAGGAATGTTACAGCTTTCTAATGTTCGTGGTAATGGTATGGTGTTTACTAATGTTCTTATTCACGTGGGTAATACTGACGATGATTCAGCAGGTTGTCTTTTGGTTGGAAATTCAACTTCAGAGAACCTTACAAAAGATGGGTTTATAGGGCAATCAACAACTGCATATAAAAGGGTTTATAAAAAAATATATAATGCTTTAAAAACGCAAAAACAATTAATAATTAAAATTGTTAATTTTGAGTAAAATTAAAAACTATGACAGCAAGAAAGAAAAAGATAACACAAAAAGACTTAACACAAAAAGAGATTGGTTTAGACTTTGATTCTGATGGTAAACCAGATTTGGTTTTTGATTTAAAAACCATAATCTTATTATGTACTATGATAGGTTCAGTAACATTATCATATACTAATCTTAAATCAGAAATTGAAGTGGCTAAAAAATTACCAGTATATGAAATGCAGAATGATGATTTCAATATAGTAAATCAAAAGATGGATTATATACAAATGGAAATAGATGATATGAAAGATAAAATAAAAGACCTAGAAAAGAAAGTTTATAAAAAATAATGGATAAAGAAAAGCTACATATTCAAAACTTAGACCCATTAACTGTGAAAAAACAAATGGAAGTAGGTCAAACAATTTCTAAAATCAATACACTTTTAGAAATTAGTGAGCAGTTAAAAGATTGGGAAGGTGTGCAAAGATTAGAAATATATTTAAGGATAGAAGAAAAATTATTATATTTAATTGAAAAGCTATGATAGAAGGTGTTGTTATGTTTACTTGTATTGTAATGATAATGTATGCCTTAATAACTTATATAAGAAATGACTAAAAGAGAATGTAATTGTACTATTTGTTTTTGTAAATGAAAATTTTAAACAAAATATTTGGTGGTGCGTTAGAAAAAGTTTCTGATGTTGTAGATAAATTTGTGATGACAAAGGAAGAAAAACACGCAGCTAGGGTAGAGATTGAAAAAGTATTTATAGAGGCAGAAAATGAAACGCAAAGAAACGTAACTGAAAGGTGGAAGGCTGATGCATCAAGCGATTCTTGGCTTTCAAAAAACATAAGACCTCTAGTATTATTATTCCTTATTATTTCAACTGTCATAATTATATTTATTGATAGTGGTCAATTACAATTTACCGTTGCAGATTCTTGGATTGATTTATTACAAATTACTTTGATAACTGTAATTGGTGCATACTTTGGAGGAAGGTCAGTTGAAAAGTTTCAAAGCATTAGTAAAAAGTAATGCCTAAAAGGAGAGCTTTTTATAGTGTTGCTTATGTACCTAAACCTAAAAAAAAGAATAAAGGAATACATAGTAAGAATAGGCATACAACAAATAAGAATGGCAAATACTATACAGGCACAAAGAACGGTTGTAAAAGATATAGAGGACAAGGAAGGTAGGCATTGCAAGACCTGCAAAAAAACATTATCAGTAGATTTATTTTATAAAAGAAAAAATGGAAAGTGTGAGTTGGTATGTAAAAAGTGTAGGTCAAGAAAAAGAGATAAAGAACATAGAAAATATAAACAGAAATTTATTTATCACCTAGCAAATTTTATTGATATAAAATGTTCCAGGTGTGGTTATAATAGAAACTTTAGTGCTTTAGATTTTCACCATAAAGGTAAAAAGACTTATGCAATTGCAAGGGAAATGAGAAACCTTACACAAAGTTCTTTTAAAGAAAATGGTAAGGTAGATAGATTGACTGAAGAAATATTAAATAATTGCGAAATACTATGTGCAAATTGTCATAGAGAACATCACACAAAATACTTTATGAAATTGAAGAAAAATGTTTAGTATATTTGTAAATAAAAAATTACTATGGGTACAGCATTAACTGGAAACACTATATCATCCTCTTATCTTGGATTAATCAAAACGACTGATTCGGCAGCAATATCTGGTTCAGCAAAAGTTCTAACTGATGGTGCAGGTAATGACAGTCCGTTATATCTTTCAACTTCTAGGCTAGGGATAGGTATAACACCTACAAGCACTTTGCACGTTTCTGGTGATTTCACTTTGACTGGTGCATTTAAAGATACTAGTGGTGATACAGGAACGTCTGGTCAAATTCTTAGTTCTACAGCTACTGGAACAAATTGGATAGATAATGATACAGGTGATATTACAAGTGTAGTTGCAGGTGATGGTTTAACTGGTGGGGGTACTTCTGGTGCTGTTACTATAAACGCAGGTGCAGGGAATTTAATTGATGTTCAAGCTGACCAGATTGATGTTGATTTATCTGAATTAACAACATCAACAAGTGATGCTGATGGTGATTTCTTTGCAGTAATTGATGATGCAAATGCACAAAAAAAATTAACAAAAGGAGATATAAATCTTAGTGGGTTCAATAATGATTTATCTATACCTACTGTTTCTGGTACAACAAATAAAATAGCAAAGTTTACTGCATCAACTACTGTAGGCGATTCAGTCATTACTGAAGTAAGTTCTGAAATAGGTATAAATATAGCTAGTCCACAAGAAATATTACACCAACATATTGCTACTTCTTCACCTAATTTTCATCAATTCACAAATGGAGCAACTGGTAGTGCTGTAATATAGAAGCAGATAATGGAAGTAATGGTGACCAATATTTGCGTATTTCAAATAATGATTCTGGAACAGCAGCCGAAGCAACTATTTATGTTTCAAATTCTGGAACAAATTCAGATGGTTTGTTTGCAGGTGTAGCAGGAACTTCTTTTACAACAGCTAGTGGTTTTGTTCAAGATGGTGCTCATATTGGTTCTGGTACTGGTGCAAGTGGTGGTTTATCTATAATGACAAGAGCAGCAGCAGATATGAGATTCTACACTAATGGTCATACTAACGAGAGAATGAGAATTACAAGCGCAGGAAATGTTTGTATTGGTTCAACTGCTTCTGG